GACGTTTGGAGATAATTTATGTTTGTATTTGATGTTGAAACTTTAGGTGTAGAATCTACCACAGTGATTCTCTCCGCTGCCATTGTCCATTTCGATGCTACTAAAAACCCATCATATCAAGATTTGTTGGATGGAGCATTGTTCGTTAAGTTTAATTCCAAGGATCAAGTTAAACGACTGGGTAGAAGTGTCGATCTAGGCACACTAGAATGGTGGCAGAATCAGCATGAATATGTTAGACGTGTTTCTCTAGATCCATCTGGCGATGATGTTTTGGCTGAAGACGGTATCCGAATGTTGCATGATTATATGAATAAATTCCCAAATGCAAATAAGATGACAATGTGGACACGTGGTTCTCTTGACCAGATGTCAATTGATTCTTTGTGTAAAAAAGTTGACATGCAATTACTAACAGGGTATAATATGTATAGAGATGTTAGAACTGCTGTTGATTGCTTCACTGGTTCAACCAATGGATATTGTAATGTAGATTATCCTGGGTTCGAACGTGCTTCTGTTATCAAACATCACCCTGTTCACGATTGCGCATTAGATGCTATGATGCTTATGTATGGAAAATAATTAATGATTTTTTACACCAATGTTTTTCCCTTCGGAAATAAACTATACGTCCGAGGTTTGGAAAACGGTAAGAGAGTTAATCGTAAGATAGACTATTACCCAACACTTTACGTTACATCTAAAAACGAATCGTCTCAATGGCGAACTCTAGATGGTGAGGTGGTAGATGAAGTTAAGCCAGGAACTCTTCGCGAAACACGTGACTTCGTTGACAAGTATAAAGATGTTTCTGGGTTCAATGTTTATGGCAACACAAACTACACATCACAGTACATCAGCGACACTTATGAGAGTGACATTCGCTGGGATATGGAACAGATTAAAGTCTTCACTATTGACATCGAAACTGCAACTGACTCTGGCTTTCCAGACATTAAAACTGCCAACGAAGAAGTCCTTCTAATTACTATTAAAGATTTAAGTAGTAAGCGTATTATCACATTCGGGTCTAGAGCTTTCGTTCATGGTCGCGATGATGTAGTCTATCGTCATTGTCAAGATGAACATCATCTACTAAAAGAGTTTATGATTTTCTGGCAACAGAATTACCCAGACGTAATCACTGGTTGGAACACCACATTCTTCGATATTCCTTATCTGACTAAACGTATTATTCGTGAACTTGGTGAAACCACAGCAAGTAAATTGTCACCATGGGCATTGATTAATGAACGTAAGATTTTCGTCAAAGGCAACGAGGAAGTTACCTATGAGTGGAATGGTATTTCTCAGCTAGACTACTTGGACCTGTATAAAAAGTTTACCTATACTAAACAAGAATCTTATCGTCTGGATTACATCGCTGAACAAGAACTTGGTGATAAGAAGAAGGAAAATCCTGGCGAATCATTCAAAGACTTTTATACAAATTACTGGCAACAATTCGTTGAGTATAACATTCATGACGTTGAACTTGTTCATCAACTTGAAGATAAGATGAAACTTATCGAATTGTGTTTGACCATGGCGTATAATGCCAAGATTAACTACGAAGATGTTTATTCTCAGGTTCGTATGTGGGATGCTATCATTTACAATCACCTGCGTAAAAAGAACATTGTTATTCCGCAAAAGAGTAGTTCGTTTAAGTCTGAATCGTTTGAGGGTGCTTATGTTAAAGATCCACTTGTTGGCCAACATAAGTGGGTTGCTTCTTTTGACTTAAACTCTCTCTATCCGCACCTGATTATGCAGTATAACATCAGTCCAGAAACTCTACTTCCAGAAAAGGTTTCTGGTGTAACTGTCGATAAGATGCTGAACCAAGAGATTGACACTACATATGTTAAACGTAGAGATATGACTTTAACAGCAAATGGTTGGTGTTATCGCAGAGACATCAAAGGGTTTATGCCAGAGTTGATGGAAAAGATGTATTCTGACAGAAGTAAATTCAAGAAGCAGATGCTCAAGGTTGAGCAGGAATATCAAAACGACAAGTCGCAAAAACACTTGTTGAAAGATATCTCTCGTCTTAACAACCTGCAGATGGCTATGAAGATTGCTTTGAACTCTGCTTACGGTGCGATGGGTAATCAGTATTTCCGATACTTCGATATTCGTATGGCTGAAGGAATTACTACTTCTGGTCAGTTGTCCATTCGTTGGATGGCTAATAAGTTGAACGCATTCCTTAACAAAACTCTCAAGACAGAGGGTAAAGATTTCGTCATTGCTATTGACACTGACTCAATTTATCTTACACTTGAACACTTGGTTGAGAAAGTATGTGATGGTAAAGATACTGCTGCAAAGATTAAGTTTATGGACAAGATCTGCGAAGATGTTTTCCAACCATTTATCGATCAGGGGTATCAAGAATTAGCCGAGTATATGAATGCGTATTCTCAGAAGATGGTAATGAAGCGAGAAGTTCTTGCCGACAAAGGTATCTGGACTGCCAAGAAACGCTATGTTCTAAACGTACATAACTCTGAGGGTGTTCAGTTCGCGAAACCTAAAGTCAAGGTGATGGGTCTTGAGATGGTCAAGTCATCTACACCTGCAGTGATTCGTGATAAACTAAAGGACTCCCTGCAAGTAATTCTACATGGAACTGAGAAAGACTTACATAAATATATCACAGATTTTCGTGAAGAGTTTCTCAAGATGCCAGTTGAAGATATTGCATTCCCTCGTGGCGTCAATGGATTGAAACAGTATGCTGGTTCTCCGATCTATTCGAAAGGAACACCTATCCATGTTCGTGGTTCTTTGTTATTCAATCACCACCTAAAACGACTTGGGCTAGATAAAAAGTATCAACCAATTAAAGAGGGTGAGAAGATTAAGTTCGTTTATGTTCGCAAACCAAACCCATTTAACGAAGATGTTATTGCATTCACACAAGAACTACCAAAGGATTTTGGACTACATAGTTTCATTGATTATGATTTACAATTTCAAAAGACTTTCCTTGATGCTATGCAAACTGTAATCGAGCCACTTGGTTGGAAGTGCGAGGAACAATCTAGTCTGGAGGATTTCTTTGGCTAACATTAAAATAATTAAGACTGGGATAAATGTTTCAAAGATACTGAAACAGTTGGAAGCACATCCAGAAGATTGGGGTGCTCAAACTAAAGTAGATGGTGCTCAATCAATGTTAGATCGTGGGTTTCCTGAAGTTTCTGCAGGTGTTTTGCAGTTAGTTGTTGGTGGTGTTACTAATGAGAATGAGTATGTCGGCGACACTGAAATTTGCATACCAACAGCAGCATGCAAACACCATACTGAAGTATTAGGATTCTTGCGTAGACACTTTAAGCGTTGGTCGAGATGTGGCTTTCTCTCACTACCAGTTGGTGGTGAAGTTGGTGAACACATAGACATTGGAACATATTATCAAACTCGAGACAGGTATCACCTATCAATACAGGGTAGATACATATATACAGTTGGTGGTGAATCTGTAACTGTTGAGCCAGGAACACTTCTTTGGTTTAACAATAAATTACCACATGGAGCTAAAAACATTGGAGACTGCGTAAGAGTTACCTTTGTATTTGACATTCCGCAAAAGAAATAAACTTGACAAATATACATACATAGAGTAAAATATTATTTTAGGAGATTAAATGAAGGCACTTAAATTTTCTGCGTCATGGTGTGGACCATGCAAAATGTTGTCACAAGTCGTAGCGAATGCTGGCGACAAAATTACAGTTCCCATTGTGGAAATTGATATTGATCACGACCCAAAGATTTCAGTAGAATATGGTGTTCGTTCAGTACCAACAATGATTCTTATTGATGAGAACGAAACAGAACTAAAACGTAATGTTGGTGCTATGAACGAAACTCAACTCCTAGATTTCTTGAAAGGTTAATATGAGCATTTTAGATAAAATCAAAAAGAACAGTACTATCAAAGATACATCTGTTCTATCAAGTTCAAAGTTCTTCACCAAGAAGGACATGATTCCAACTTCCATTCCAGTTATTAACGTAGCTCTTTCTGGTCGTCTTGATGGTGGATTGACACCTGGTTTGACAATGTGGGCTGGTCCATCAAAACACTTTAAGACAGCGTTCTCTTTGTTAATGGCTAAGTCCTACTTGGACAAGTATGAAGACGCTGTTCTTCTGTTCTATGATTCTGAGTTCGGTACTCCGCAGAGTTACTTTGACTCTTTCGGTATTGATACTGAACGTGTTATTCATACTCCAATTATGGACGTTGAGCAGTTGAAGTTTGATATTATGCAACAGTTGAATGGTATCGATCGTGGTGACCATGTGATTATCGTTATTGACTCTATCGGTAACTTGGCTTCAAAGAAAGAAGTTGAAGATGCGATGGATGCGAAGTCAGTTGCAGATATGAGTCGTGCCAAGCAGATGAAATCTCTATGGCGTATGGTAACACCATATCTGACTATGAAAGATATTCCATGTGTAGTTGTTAATCATACATACAAAGAAATTGGTATGTTCCCTAAAGACATCGTTGGTGGTGGTACTGGTTCATACTACTCTGCTGATAACATCTTCATTCTTGGTCGTCAACAAGAAAAAGAAGGCACTGAAATTGTTGGTTACAACTTTATTATTAACGTAGAGAAATCGAGATATGTACGTGAAAAATCAAAAATCCCTGTTAGCGTATCTTTTGATGGTGGTATTAGCCGTTGGTCTGGCTTACTCGATATTGCTCTTGAATCTGGACATGTCGTCAAACCTAGTAATGGTTGGTATGCCAAAGTAGATGAAGATGGTGTAATTCAAGACAAGAAGTATCGTGTTAAAGAAACTGATACCAAAGAGTTCTGGTTGCCAATTTTAAAACAACAATCATTCTATGAGTTTGTTAAAAACAAGTATCAGGTTGCTCATTCTGAAATTTTAAAAGATGAAGATATCGAGCAAGAACTTGCAAACATTGATGATGACGAATAATCTTGTAAGACCACATGTTGTGTTAGAAAATAAACACAATGGTATGAATGCGATAAAATTGACAGAAAGTCCATACTCAGGTATAATTTTTTCATACGGTAGAGTTGGCTTCGAAGAAGTAGATGATTCTCTTAAAATTATGTTTGATTATGAGATTCACCAAAACAATAATGTTGAATATGATAAACAAGAATTCGAACAGTATCTTGGTGATTTCTTACAAGAGTTAATTGTCTACGGTATACAAAATAATGATTTAACTTATACAGGTGGTGTTGATGAGAATAGAACAGGCGATCCTATCGAACCTGATTCACAATGAGGAATACTGCCGAAAGGTAGTTCCTCATCTAAAGAAAGAATACTTTGCTGATAGAAAAGAAGCCATGGTTGCTTCTTTACTAATTAAGTTCTTTGAGCAGTATAATAAACCAGCTTCAAAAGAAGTTATCTCAATTGAAGTTGCCAATCAAAAGGGACTAACTGATAAAGAAGTTCCTGAGATTCAAGAGTTCGTTAATTCTTTGGACAACAAAGAGCCAAACGAAGAGTGGTTAATTCAAAATACAGAAAAATTCTGTAAGGACAGGGCAGTCTATAATGCGATTCTGGGTTCGATCAAAATCATTGAAGGTAGAGATCCAGTCCACACGCAGGACTCAATTCCTTCTATCCTTAGTGATGCTCTTGCCATCTCTTTTGATAATCACGTTGGTCATGATTACATACAAGATGCTGACTCTAGGTATGAGTTCTATCATCGAGTTGAAGAAAAGGTTGCCTTCGACTTGGATATGTTCAACAAAATCACAAAAGGTGGACTCTCAAAGAAAACTCTGAACATCGCATTGGCTGGTACTGGTGTTGGTAAATCTTTGTTTATGTGTCATGTGGCTGGTGCATGTTTAACGCAAGGGCATAATGTTCTCTATATTACTATGGAGATGGCTGAGGAAAGAATCGCTGAACGTATTGATGCAAACAAACTAAACCTAACGATGGACGAGTTGAAGGTTGTCGATAAAGATATCTTCACTTCCAGATTGGATAAAGTAGCAAGTAAAACTGAAGGTAAGTTAATCATCAAGGAATATCCAACTGCTTCTGCTCATGCTGGTCACTTCCGTGCTTTGCTTGAAGAACTAAAGATGAAGCGTGATTTTGCACCAGATATTATTATGATTGACTACTTGAATATTTGCGCAAGTCAGCGTATGAAAATGAGTGGAAATGTAAACTCTTATACATATGTTAAGGCTATTGCTGAAGAACTAAGGGGATTGGCAGTTGAATATAACGTACCTATTGTTAGTGCAACTCAAACAACTCGATCTGGATATACAAACTCAGACCCAGGACTTGAAGACACTTCAGAATCTTTTGGACTCCCTGCGACAGCTGACTTTATGTTCGCCCTTGTGAGTAATGAGGAACTAGAGCAGTTGAATCAGATTATTGTTAAACAATTAAAGAATCGCTATAATGACCCAGGATATTATAAGCGTTTTGTTATTGGTATTGATAGAGCTAAGATGAAGCTCTATGATGTTGAAGTATCTGCTCAGTCTGGACTTTCTGATTCTGGGCAAAAGAAGTCTGTTGATACACCAATGTTCGATAAAAGTGATTTTGGCAAACGAATACATAATGGTGATGAATTTAGTGGATTTAAGTTTTAAGGAGAAAAAATATGGTTAAAGTTATCGTTGCCGATAGAAAATATGATAGTGAACATCTGTTGGGTCAATTCCTAGATGAATCGCATTACGATGTTCTAGTTGAAGAAGACTGCGATGTTTACGCACCACCGAACTGCGATTTGGCTACTCAGGCTACCTGCAATGTTCCAAGTGACTGTGGTTCATGCGAACAGGGTCATGATGAATCTCGTATCATCTTTAAGTTTAGAAAGAACTACTTCAGTAAAGAGCAACAAGATGCAGCGTATGCTGGTTTGAGAGAAGCTGCAACTGAAACGCAAAATCGTGGTATGGCTGCAGGTCCACGTGGTGAGAAACTTGGTAATCGCGAATGGGTAACTGAATACGAATATGATATCGTTGAGTATTTCCTAGATCCAGTTGATAATCTATTCGGCGAAGATCCTATTGAAGAAATTAAAAAACGTCATGCTGGTAAGAAACCAACTCCATCAAATCGTAACAATGTTTGGTCGATTGAAAGAACCAAAGAAGTAAACTTTAACTTCGAAGAGTGGGTTGAGAAAACACGCAATTCTTCTAAAGAAGAACAAATCAAACAAGCGAACTGGGTAGCTGATAGACTTATCTGCGCAACTACTTACGCTAACTCTGTATTCTCTGGTATCGCTGGCTGGTACGATCGTTATCCTCGTATCCCTTATGGTCGTGCCACTGCATATACTGCGAAGTCTCCAGAAAAGTTTTCTCTTGCATATGAATTCTTACAAACTCTTTCTAAGGGTTTCAAAGATATGATACCAGGAAGATATAAAAATCAAATGGAAGCTGCTTCCACTATCGATCCTCGTTTCGTAGTTCCTGGAACTCCATTTACTACTATCACTGTTAATAAAACTTTCAGAACTGCTGCTCATAGAGACGCTGGGGATTTCTCTGATGGTTTGTCTAACTTACTTGTTCTCTCGAATAATGGTAATTACACTGGTGGATATTTGATTGCACCTGAGTATCGTGTTGCAGTGAATGTTCGTCCTGGCGATTTACTTTTGATTAACAACCACGAAGTCATTCACGGTAATACACCGATCGTTCTTGGTGACGATGAAGCTGAGCGTATCTCTCTTGTTTGCTACTTGCGTGAAGGTATGCTTCAACTTGGTAGCAAAGAATACGAAGATTGCCGTTTCCAGTTTGTTGAAGATCGTAAGAATAACAAAGAACATCCAATGCAGAAAAAACTCTGGAATGGTGTATCTGAAGGTATGTGGTTTAGCCAAGAGTGGTATGACTATTGCGAACAGAAACTTGGTCGTGAAGAGTTACTTAAGTATCACCCAGAAGCTGGTGAGAAATCTTCTTTAGAGGAATTCTTCTAAAATGAAAGTCGGTTTTACCTGTTCAACATTTGACCTGCTTCATGCAGGTCATATAGTCATGCTCGAAGATGCGAAGAAACAATGTGACTATCTTATAGTTGGCTTGCAAACAGATCCAACGATTGATCGCCCAGATACAAAGAATACACCTATTCAAAGTGTTGTTGAGCGATACTTACAACTAAAGGCAGTTAAGTATATTGATGAAATAATTGTATATTCAACTGAAAAAGATTTAGAAGATTTGCTATTGATTCTTCCTGTCAATGTTCGTATTCTTGGTGAGGAATATGCAACAAAAGATTTCACAGGAAAACAAATTTGCTTAAATCGCGGAATCGAGGTATACTTTAATAAACGTGAACATTCTTTCTCTACTACTGAATTAAGACAAAGAATACATAAACTTGAATTGCAAAAAGGTTAATATGAAAATTTTAATGGTAATGCATACATTCAATAACTTCGGTGGTATTATTAACCACTGTGAGCATTTGATGGCTGGACTTAAAGAACTTGGTCACGAAGTAAACTTCGCATATTTGAAGGGTACTAAAACAGTTCGCCCAGTTGAAATTCCAACTACTCTGAAAGAGGGTTATGAGATTGGTGTTGGTTCTGGTTACCCTGTTCATCAGGGTGATGGTTGGATCGCACCATATTACTCTTATCTCGTTAAAGATTCTATCAATCAATTTGTTGAAGATGCCAATAAACACGATATCGTAATTTGGCAATCTATCTTTGGCTTCAAGAACAAAGACACTGAAAAGTATCTTGATTGGTTGCCGATGATTGAGAAGGTTAAGTCTAAACAGGTTGCCATTATTCACGATGCCAATCTAAAGAAACTTTACCCATGGATTCAGAAGTTCGAGCAACACTTCGCTGGTCTTGCTTGTGTGCATCCAGCTGCGTATGAGTCAGCTGACTTTATGAATGTTCCACGTGCTTTGATTTTGAATCCTCAAGATATTGCTGGTGTTCCTGAAACTCCACCATTTGCTAATCGTGAGAATAAGATTCTATCAATCCAGACATTCAAGCGTTGGAAACGTGTCGATGATTTGATTCGCGCAGTTCCATATATGCCAGGAGTTAAAACTTTGGTTGGTGGCTATGGTATTGAAGCAGCTTATATGATGTCTAAAGATAAGTGTAAAGAAGAATACTACTGCACCAAAGAATACGATCCAGATGCAACTGAAGATCGTTTGAACAAGCGTATTTGGGAAAACGCAGAAGCTGGTAACTTCGAGTACCTTGGCTTTATCTCTGGTCAAAAGCGTGATGAGATTCTGGCTACTTCCAAGTTCTTGGTTGACCCAAGCTGGTCTAACACTTTCGGTGAACACTTTAACCGAGTTGTTATTGATGCTATGCGTATTGGTACTGTTCCTATTGCCATCAATTATGGTGTCTCCAACAACGAAGAAGGTATGGGTGTAGTTCTTAAAGCTGGCATCAATTACTGTATGATTAAGAAGGGTTCTACACCGAAACAATATGGTGAAAAGATCCAAGAATTCTGTAATATGAGCGAGCAGGACTACAGACAGATTCAGCTAAATAATTATGAATTGATTAAACAATTCGACAGAAAAGTGATTGCTCAACATTATATCGACTTGGCTGAGCAAAAACCGACTGGTTATCTGACTGAATTGAAGACTAAATCTAATCATGATACAGTTGTAATCAAAAACGCAAACAAGATGTTCGAGGAACATTTTGAAGTATCTTCAGACTTGGAATCATTTTTTGGGTAATTAAAATGAAATTCTTCTACAGTTTGACGTTCGATTTTATAGATATGTTAGACTTTGAAGAACGTCCATTTAGAGCTAAATTCATCCCAGCGAAAGTTTGGGATGATTTAGACATGTATCGCAATGATACGATTGGACTAAAGAACTACTTTAAAAAGTGGAAAACTAAGGTAGTATTCAAGAGACCGAAGAAAGAGGGTAAATACATTCCCGTTGGTGGATGGTATTATCCAGATGAAGATCGTTGCGTTTTAGAGGTATACACTCTTAACTACGATAAGTTCCAATTCACAGATAACAGTTGGAACAGACTAAAATATAAACTTATGCAGGTTGTAATGCATGAGTTTATACACCAAAGACAATACGATGGAAGAGATGAATATTGGGAGTCTAGTAAAGTTAGATTCCACAGAACTGGCATCAAACGTGTAGATGACAATCGTCACTACCACTCAGACAGAGGGGAAATAGAAGCATATGCCCACTGTATCTTTTTGGAATATAAGTGTTTCAAACCAACTATTCCAGTAATTTCTCTTATCAGAAGATCTACAACCAAAAAGGATTCTGTGACATTCAATGGAATCATAAAGGTTTTCGGTAACGATCCAAGAAACAACTCTGCATTACCCCTATTAGCTAGAAAAATCCTAACCTGGGAAAGAAAATACAAGCAATACATTTGACCTAAATATACAAGTAAAGTATAATTAGGTTATTATGGCTGATAAACAGGTTAAAGACAAACAACTCATTCCAACTGCATTTGGTCTTGCAGATGGAAAAGACATCTCACTCAGAGATCTAACGACAGTAGTTAATAATAAACTAGCGTCTAAAAGCATGAACCTAACTCTAGGAGTTAAGAACGCATGCCAATATCTCTTCGATAAGTCTCTGGCTGGTCAAGAATCTTTCCCAATGAATCAGGGAACATTAACTGACCAAGAATACAATATTATTCTTAAAGACTTCGGTGAGATAACTGGGGCTGCGTTTATGTTGGCCAAACATAAAGATAAGTATAAAGCAGTTAAGTTTCCAGTTGGTAATGAGAAACTGGTAGACTATATTCTAGTAACTAAAAATGGAGCAGAAGAAAAGTTTTCTGCCAAAGCTGGTCAAGGTGGCAAACCATCAATTACTTCTGTTATGCCAGTCATCGAGAAGTTAATTAGAGGTGGTCAGCTGGACAGAAAATTTCAGCCAGCATCATGGGTTCTTTATCATCTAGCAACAGAAGAAAAGAATGGACTTTATTGGGGACCATTGAAAGCTGCTGAATATTTAAAGACTTCTGGATATGTTAAGCTAATAGAACTGCTTAAGGAAAAGTCTCTTCAGACTGGATATGTTAATGGACTACCAGCAGAACAGCAGTTAGAAAAGGCAGTTGTTAACACTGGCAGTTATGATGCCTTCGTTAAGATTTCCAAGAAGTATTACGATGCAGCTGGATATACCAGTATGAACGTAGCGGTGACTCAAAGAATTATGGATAAGTCTTACGCTAAGAAGCGTTATGGACTTCTACATTACCCGATTACAGCTGAGATAATCAAGTGGTTGAACACTGATTCAAACCACGCCAAAGAGCTCTTAAATATGTCTGCAAGCACCCTTACAGTGACTCAGATTTACTTGGACATAAAGCAAAAGAACTTGGTATACACAGTTAAGGGTTTCTCTGATGCAACGTTCCAATTCGGCTCTCCAAGCTCTGCACCGTACCCGACCAATAACAGGGTTGGGTTTACCATGATTAAGGCTCCAAAGGCGACTACAAAGGTCTAAAACGGACTAAATTAACCCTACACTCTGTAGGGTTATTCCGAAAGTGCTTGACAATAATTCAATAATAAGGTATAATAAAGGTATGAAGTTGAAAAGTCTAAAAGGTTACATAGTCGAGGAAAAGAATACTCACATGGAACACCTCGAAGATTTAATCTTTAACGAGGGTTCTGCTGGAACTAAAAAAGCCATCAACTTTATAAAAGATCTTCGTGATATGTTGGCTGGTCACTCGACTTCTAAAATTACAGCAACAGTAAAGTGGGATGGTGCTCCAGCAATTTTCGCTGGTATTGACCCACGTGATGGTAAATTCTTTATTGCTAAAAAGGGTGTGTTCAATAAAGAACCAAAGATCTATAAAACCAATAAAGAAATTGATGCAGATACAACTGGCGATCTAGCAGTCAAGTTTAAAGTAGCCCTAGCTGAGTTAAAGAAACTCGGTATCAAATCTGGTGTATATCAGGGTGACTTAATGTTCACCAAATCTGATCTTAAGAAAGAAACAATCGAAGGTCAGAACTACATAACTTTCCATCCAAATACAATCGTTTATGCTGTTCCAGAAAACAGCGACCTAGCCAACAAAATCAAACAGGCTAAGATTGGTGTTGTTTGGCATACCACTTATACTGGAGATTCTTTCGAAACGATGAAAGCGTCTTTCGGTAAATCAATCGTTCAACATCTTACTCCAGTTTCCAGCGTTTGGATGGACGACGCCAACTATAAAGATTACTCTGGAACTGCGACATTCACTGCTGCAGAAACTACAGTTCTTAATGGTCTTATCACTAAAATTCAGGCTAAGTTTAATAATATCAAAGCTGAAGCAATTGACGCTATTAGTGAAAATGAAGAACTTCTTCTTCAAATTAAAACATACAACAATACAAAGATTCGTTCTGGAGAAGGTTTCGTTGATACCAAATCCCATGTTAAGGGATTGTTTGATTACATCCATACCAAACTAGAACCAAAACAAAAGACAGAAAAAGGTAAAGCTGCAGGGGAAGAAAAGCGTAAAGCTGTATTGCGTTATTTCTCTGAGCATAATCCTCAAGACATTCAGGCTATTTTCGACCTAGTTAATCTGATGACAGAAGCCAAAGATATGATTGTTGCAAAGATGAATCAGGCTGGTCATATCTCTACATTCCTTAAAACAACCAATGGATTTAAAACCACTGGAGTTGAGGGTTTTGTTGCGATCGACCACTTAAAGGGTGGTGCGGTTAAGGTTATTAATCGTATGGAGTTTAGTCGTTCTAACTTCTCGGCTGACATTATCAAAGGGTGGCAAAGATAAAATAGCTAAATAAAAGGTTGAAAATATAAATTTATAGATGGGTCCAATGAAGAATTACAAACAACTAATAAAAGAACTTCCATCCAAGAAAGTCGTATTTGCTTTTGGGCGATTCAATCCCCCAACGACTGGACACGAGTTACTAATCAAAGTCGTTAAAAAGCTGGCTGCAACTCATAACGCTGACCACGCAATATACGCATCAAAGACCCAAGACTCTAAAAAGAATCCACTATCTGTAGAAAAGAAGGTTCACTATTTGAACCTTATGTTTCCGAATACTCGCTTTGTAGCTGCCAATAATGAAATAAGAACATTCATTGAAGCTGTTAAGCAACTAAACAAAAAATATAAAAACTTAATTATGGTCGCTGGTAGCGATCGTGTTCCAGCATATCAAGAACTCCTTACCAAATATAATGGTAAGGATTTTCACTTTGATACCATTCAAGTAGTTTCTGCTGGTGAACGTGACCCAGATGCCGATGATGCAGCTGGTATGTCAGCTACAAAAATGCGTGCCCTAGCAGTTAAGGGTGACTATAAACAATTCAAAACTGGGCTTCCATCTTCTATTCGTGACATCGATGGTCGTCGTCTGATGAATGACATTCGTCAGGGAATGGGTTTAGAAATTGTTAAAGAAGAAATTAAATTCACTGTTGATGAAGTTCGCGATAAATATCACAAAGGTGAAATCTACCATGTTGGTGAGTTCGTAGAAGTTAATGAGCAGCGATATGAAATTCTAGATCGTGGTTCAAACTATTTGGTTCTAGTTGATTCAACTGGAAATACTTCACGTAAGTGGATTCAAGACGTAACCTTATCTGATAACCAAGTTAAAGAAGATGTATCAGCTGGATATGCTCCATCTGAAATTACATTTAAAGGTTACACGACAAAGAATTTTAATAAGACTGCCGATGCTGCTAAGGCATTTCAAGATACTATCTCTCGTGCGTCAGAGAAAGATCCAGTTGCAGTTCTTAATGCATTAAAAGCCACAGATACATATATGGGTATTAACGACCGACATATCTCTGGCGAAGAATTAACTGATGCTGAGATTTCTGATTGGAAGTCAGCAAGAGAAAAAGCAAAAGAATCTCTACAAAGAGTTGGTGAGTTTGAACACCACAGAGATTACTGGCATACTCATGAGCATGAGTTAGAAGGATTACTAACAAATTACGAAACAAGCGGACAAGGCGAAATGAACGAACAACTTACCGATAAGACACTAAGACCAACAGATAAGATTAAGGTAGCACGCATCATCGCTACTATGCTTGGTGTTGATAAAGTCGAAGGAACATCTAACCCAGAGATGTTAGTTAACACTGCTTTACGTAAAATTAAGACGAAGGCATTGAACCCAGAGGGTTATAATATTCTTGATAAGATGCTAACATTGGCAACTGAAGTTGGTATTAATTATGATGTTACTCTAAAACCTGCTAAACTAAAAGAAGCATCAGTTGTTAAAGTAGATACTACTAAAGACAATAACATTGCTGGTTCTATTATGTCTGATGAAGACATGAAGAAACTAACTGACATGACTAAGAAACATGGGCATACTATTGCACCTAATCAGTCTGACACAATACGCAAGATGAAAATTAACCAACACCTCGGAGAAGGTAAAACTGCTCTTGAGAAGTGGAGAGCAGCAGCTGATCAGCGTCTAAAGAAACAAGACGAGATGGAAGCTGAGCATAAGAAAAAGAAAGCTAACTTCGAAGTAGAATTTAAGAAGTGGCAAAAAGAAGTTCATGGTGACAAACTAAAAGAATCAGCTGCTCATGACGCTGGTCACAGAGATCGTTGGTATCATCGTAAACCAAACTCTGGTTATGCTTCTGGTTCTCAAGAGCATAAAGATTATATGGATGCTTATACTGGCAAACATAAACAACAATTATCTGGTGTTAAAAAATTCGGCAAAGATGGTAAAGAAGTAGTTAAAGAATCTCATGTAGAATTCCGTATTGACCATCGCGATAAACCAACTGGTGATACTAAATCAACATTCGCTGACCATGAAGCTAAAGTATCTGATATGACAGATAAAGCTACATACGTTAAAGTTCCTTCTCATAAAGCAGACTCTTTTAAATCTGCAATGAAATCTAAACACGGAACACGTGTTGAGTTGGCTGAATCTCGTAATCAGGCAGATAAGTATTACGACGAAGCAGAAAAGCATAAAGAAGAAGCCAAGAAACATAAGGTTGGTAGTGAACAACATCACTACCATATGTCTAATCACTATGACGCAATGCATCGTTATCATAGCGACATTGGTCAACATAGTGCAGCAGATAAAGCTGCAGATAAAGCAGAAGAACACCATGAAAAATCTTTACAGGCTAGTGGTAAAGGTTTAGCTGAAGCATATCATTCTGACACATGGGGTGCTGTTGGTTCAGATCCAGAATACACAACTAAGCGTGCATATGGTCGTCCATCAGCAGCAGCTGTTGAGAGAATTAAAAAGAAAAAAGAAGCAGAGAAAAAAGAAACTGGTTTGTATAAAACGCAAACATCTGCTGACAGAGAAAAGTATGTTAAGAACCAAATGGCTTCTTTAAAACACATTCATGAAGATGAAGAATTAGAAGAAGCTCATAAGCTAGGCGATAAAGTTAAAATCACCAAGGGTTCTGAGTCTGGTAAAACTGGCACTATCGCAGAAATCCGTCATGGTGCATTTAAAGGTGCTTCTAAGACATATACCATTGACCATGAGGGTGGTTCAATTCAGTTAAAGAAAACTCACTTCTCTTCAGTTAAAGAAGAAGTACTCGATGAGAGTCGTGCTGAACATGCAAAAATTATATTGCATCATACTAAAAATATTCGCATTGAAGGTGATCATCCTGAAGGTCATCTTAGTGGTGGTGCCTTACACCATACATTAAGTCACATATCTCCAACATTTGCAAAATTAGCTAATAAACATCATGACGATTACCATCATATGGTCAAGCATGCTTCTGATGAAGATTTAAAACAAATCGCGAACGACTTCACGAAGAAAGTTAATGAAGAAGTTGAGATGGATCAAACAGAAAAGAATCTAGAAGATCAGTTAATGGCTGAGTTAGAATTAACTGATGAGCAAATTGATCATATTGTTGATTCTGCACAAGAAGATGACTTCATCGAGGAATATGACGATGAAGAGTTGGCAGTTATCGATGATGAAACTGGCGAAGAAATCCCAGAAGAAGAATGCGGTTGTATGCATGAAGAGAAGCTAATGGAAGTTCTCTCTCGTTCAGAGCGTATGCGTGCTAAGGTTCGTTTTGCTAAAACTAAATCTAAGCGTGAACGTCGTGCTCAAATCGCAGCAAGAACTCATGCCTCTACAGCTGTAGTAAATAAGAGAGCTCGTAGATTGGCAATCAAACTAATGAAGAAACGTCTATTGCGTGGTCGTAATGTTAATAGTCTTTCAGTTGGTGAAAAGGAAAGAATTGAGCGTGTTCTTCAAAAGCGTAAACAGGTTATCGGACGTGTTGCTATGAAGTTAGCACCAAGAGTTCGTGCCATTGAGAAAGCTCGTTTATCCCATACAAAATTTACAAAGGGAACACCTAATGTTGCATTTTAAAGAATACCTTTCAATACAAGAAAGTGCAGATACTGGTTTAGCTGCTAAAGCTAAGAAGTCTGGTATCTCTATTGGAACACTACGTAAGGTATATCGTCGTGGTGTTGCAGCATGGAACTCTGGTCATCGTCCAGGTACTACTCCACAACAATGGGGTATGGCTCGTGTAAATTCTTATATCACTAAAGGTAAGGGAACCTACCATGGTGCCGATAAAGATCTGCGTGAAGAAGAAATCCTAGAGGGTGATACTAGCAATCTACCACGTGTTTCTAAAGATAAAGAATCTGGTCTACCAAAGAAGTATGTTGCTGGTCTTTCTGCTTCAACAGCAAAGGCAAGAGCAGCACACTGGAAAGAAAAAGATAAGTTAAGCGATAGCGACCCACGTGCTTATGAGCCAGCACCTGGAGACGCAAACGCTAAGACTAAAGAATCAAAGCATACTAAAAAGTATAGAGAACTATTCGGTGAAGAGTTTGACGAAGAATTATTCGAAGCATGCTGGGTTGGTTATAAGCAAGTAGGAATCAAAAAGAAAGGCGACAAGATGGTGCCTAACTGCGTTAAAGAAGATTCTGAATTAGATGAAGCAGCTGTTGATGCTAAAGGACATAAAAGTTCTACTGGTGGTTTGACACAAAAAGGTCGCGACTACTACAACAACAAATATGGTAGCAACCTTAAAGCACCAGTTACTACTAAACCATCTAAATTAAAACCAGGAAGTAAAGCTGCTAATCGTCGCAAGTCTTTCTGTGCTCGTATGAGTGGAGTAGATGGTCCAATGAAAGACGAAAAGGGTCGCCCAACTCGTAAGGCTCTTGCTCTTAGAAAGTGGAACTGCTAATGGCAAACATACATATTTTAAAGAACACTGAAACTGAAGCTGTCGTTAAGATTTATACTACTGAATCTGCTGGGCAGTCAGTAGATTTAAGTTTAAGTACTTGGTTAACAACACAGACTCAGGTATATGTTGCTGGTGCAGGTGATGCGCCAGAAACTGATGGACACTTTGCGCAATACACTGGATCGCATGTTTATATCACTGGTATCTGGTGGGGTCTTAAGAAAGATAAACAACTTGATATCACTCGTATCATTAATGGTGGTACTGGTTTAGTTCACAGTCACTACTACCTGTTAAATGCAGGACAGTACGAATTTGATCATCATGGGTTTGCTGATAGAACTTATGCCGATAAAGATATGCGTTTTATTTTTGATGGTCCTGGACATTGCATAATCAAACTACGTAAAATGGGATGGAATTCTAAAGTAGAAACTGCACAATTCTCAGTTTATGATAATACTAGCGTAGTGGGAAGTTAATATGGAAGAATTAAAATTATCTCTTAAGATTGCTTTGGCGAATACATTTGTTATGTATTACAAAGCACAATCTTACCATTGGAATGTAGAAGGAATTAACTTCTCTCAATACCATGACTTCTTCGGTGACATATATCAAGAAGTTTATGGATCTGTCGATGCAATGGCAGAAGAACTACGAGCATTAAACGAATTTGCTCCGCATAGTTTGATGGATCTTTATACATATAAAACAGTTCAAGAAGATGAGACACTACCAACTTCAGTCGTTGATATGCTTTCATCATTACAGGTTGCAAATCAAGAAGTTATTGACAGCCTAAATAATTTGTTCACGAAATCTAACGAACAGAACGAGCAAGGGTTAGCTGACTTAGCAGCTGCTAGATTAGACGCCCATAAGAAGCATGCTTGGATGATTCGTTCTAGTTTAAAGTAATAGGAAAATAAGATGGTTAAGAAATTCAAAGAATTAATGTCTGAAGTTACAAAAGACAAGAGTATTCAAGAAGCAGATGAAATTCAATCATCTGACTATAAGCTATCAGCTTCTGGTAAAAAAGTTAGAGCTAAGCATATCATCTTCCACAATCAAGATGATGATAAAAAAGACGATAAGGAAGATATGAAAGAAGAAACTTTAGTAGAAGCAACAGTTGAAACTAAAAAATATTCATGGGGAACTATGAAGACAGTTCACCATGGTGCTGACTTCTCTATTCCTCTACACCCAGAACACCATCAAGCTATTGCTAAGTTGAAAGACGAACAAGAACATCACTTCAAAGATGAAACTGGTCGCCACTGGACTGCTCGTCGCAAAGGTAGCGACGTTCACTTTCAGGGTGCCAATGGTGGTAACTCTACAAAGGTTAAACATTCTGACCTTAAAGAAGAAAAACTTTCTGACGATGAGATGGCTGAACGTGAGCGTATAGTTAAAGGTATGAAGAAAAACCTTCAATCTTTCAAAGACAAATACGGCTATCGTGCTAAGTCAGTTATGTACGCTACTGCTACTAAGTTGGCAAAAGAAGAAGTTGATCCTGTTGACGAAGCAGTTGTTTATTATGGGGGCGATCCATTTGAGCAACCTTCAGCTGCTACAATAGCTAGACGCGAACGTGCTGCTGAAAAAAGAAAACAAAAAGAAGCTGAGCAAAAACGACAAAAAGAACAACTCAATAAAGAAGAAACTACAAAACTTGATGAGATTTCATTGGATACTATGAAATCAGCAAAAGAAAAATTAGGCAATCGAGCATTTCAAGCACATATGGATGATAACAAATATGCTGCTCAGCATTATTCTGGTAGAGCTATGGATATGAAGAAAAAGATTGCACAAAAAGAACGTAAACTTGCTAAAGAAGACATTGAACATATAGAAGAAGATAGTATCGGAAAACCTAGAGATCGTTATGAGGTTGATACCACAGTTGATAGAAAGTTACGTCCAACTGGATACACACCAAGACCAACTGTTACCAACCCAAAACTTGCACCAGCCAAAAAGCCAGTTCCACCTCCAGGTGCTAAGTTTAAGGAAGAAGTTCAACTTGATGAAGCTAACCATCGTGAGTTTGCTTCACAAGGTAAGATGCATCCAGATATGGCTAAACATATGACTGTTGGTTCTCATATGGATTATTATGAGCCAAAGACTGGTGATAAAGTTCATGGTAAAGTAATTAAGAACGATGGTAAAGAAGTTCATGTTAAACAATCTCATGATTCATATGACTCGAAGAAAGTTGGATCTATGCACAAATTTAAAGTTTCTTCTACTTTAGAAGAAGGACGTATGAAAGACATTGCAACGAATGCTCAAGAAACAGATCGTTTGAAGAAAAAGAACGATGTTCCTTTTGATGGTCCATATACAAAGACTCCATCAAATACAACAGACAAGTCTGGTGCTACTCATACACCAATGAGTCGCGCACGTGACCTTGCTCGTCAGGCTATGAAGAAGCAGATGAAAGAAGAATTCGGTGTTGACATCGATGACGAAACTGCAGATGGTCTAGTCGAAGCAGCTCAGAAAGTTGATGTTCCAGCTTATCTACGCAAACAAAAAGGTGAAGCACCATTAACTCTTAAAGACCTAAAGCGTAAAGATACTATCTCTGATAAAGAGAACCTAGCTAAGTTACGCAATGAAGCACTTAAAGGTAATCAACATAAACTTGATAAAAACAAAAATGGCAAATTGGATTCTGACGATTTTGAGAAACTTCGTAAAGAACAATTCGAAAACGGAGAGGTAGAAACTTGTATGAAATCATATAAAGACTTCGTTCAATCATTGAACGAATATAAATCACAAGATGGTGTTTATCGTCACCAAGGTACTTACGGTGGTTCACACAAAGAACCAGAAGATGACGATGAAGATGACAAACCAAAAGCAAAACCACAGGGCGAAAAGCGTGGACGTGGAAGACCAAAAGGTGCTGCTTCTGGTGCTAGACAAAAGGGAACTGTAGCTAAAAGAAAAACTGATGGCGCAGATTACACTGGTTATAAATTACACTTGCCAAACACTAACAAGTAAGCATAGGAAATAAAATGGCACTTTGGACAAAAGTAGACGAAGAATCTGGTAAGCCAAAAAACTTACCTTCTTCAGTTAAAGTAAATGTGGTTGCTATAAGCCCACGAGAAGCAGCAGCAAATGGTCTTACTGCTGGTTGGAATCTAAAAACAGTTGGAACTGGTAACAGATCTGGTCGTGTAACATATGAACCATTAGTAGCTATGGGTTCTATCACTGGCGACAACGATAGTATTGGACCAGAAATCCAAATCAGTTTAATAAATGCTACTGCTACAAGGTTGGTTGGCCAATCATGGACAATTACTGCATTCGCAACAGTTAATCCTCCACAAGCTGCCACATTCACTTATCAGTGGCAAGTATCTGCTGATGATGGTGTAACATGGACAACTGCTCCTGGGGATTCAACTTCAAACGAATATACAACAAATAATCCAACAGCTGGAACTTTTAACTATCGTGTTTTAGTCTCTTCAGACGTAGCAGATACAGAAATTTCATCAAGCGGAACAGTGATTGTTGTCACACCATAAAAAATAAAACAAGGAGAATTAAAATGGCACTATGGTCAAATACAGACGCTGAAGGTAGCAAACCAAAATATCTAAACACTGCTGGTAAAGCAGCTGTTGAAGGTATCTCAGCAGCAGAAGCAGCAGTTGCTGCCAACAAAGCTAAGGGTGTTGCTCATGCTGGTTGGGTTACTACTCGCACTTACACTGACGCACAGGGTAATACTCGCAACAAGACTGAAGTTTTAGTTGCTATGGGTTCTATCACTGGCGATGACAACACTGACGATACAACAATCGGTGCAGACGCATAATAAATAAAGTTGGAGAGGGGAAATTCTTCCCCTCATTTACGATGGAATATTATGTTAAAGAGTAACAATTGATGCATGAGACTTTAAATGAAACTAATTTTTTAGTGTTCGCGATGCATCATTATGACAATCCGCAATGTCATAATATAGCTGAATTTGAAGATGATATTAAAAAATTCATCTACTTAAAGAAGTTGATATATCGTTATAAAAATACTGGAGAATTAAGAGAGCGATTAATAATTAACCATATTATTGTTTTATATAACATCTTTGGCGAAGCTGCAACGAAAATGTTATTCTATAAAATAGAACAACCACTGTGGTCAGAGTTAGTCACTTTCTTAGTTTTTCTAAACAGGATGCCAGAAGAAATTCCAGAGTATGGAATTAAACTTTCTGATATAAAACTAGACGAATCAATAATTGCAGTCTTAAGGAAGATATGAGTAGATTAGTAGACAACCTGATAGCTTATCGAATTCTATCTATGTTGGTAACACCATTTGCTGATACTAAAGCATTTAAGCTAGGTATCATTGACGATAAAGGTAAAAACCTTAAGAAAGCCAGCACACTAAAAACTACTGAAGAAAAAGATGCGTATACTTATCTTCATCGTTTAGTTTTTAATATGAAGAAAATCATCAACAAACTTCCTGGTGGTGATAGTAAACTAAAGAACATTATTGCTGCATTATTCTTAGTTAAAGAGTACTACGAAAGTGGCGACAGAACTACTTCTCTTATGGAAGAAAAATACATTAGACTTCTAGAGAAAGTTAATGCTGGTGTTATTTTAGTTGAAGAAGAAATTCTCGTTAAGAAATTCTTGGATAACCCAATTCTTGAAGATGGCGTAGCCAATGTTACTGGACCTGCAGTGTCAACTGATACACCAGCTCCATTAAAGAAAGACGTTGCAAAATACAAGCAAATGGTTCGTCGTAAGAAACCAGTGGTAGGTGTCTAATGTGGATGTTATCTTTAATTCCAGACAGTGTTTTACTGTATGTTATTAATGGCGTCCTAATTGTTGGATTGGTTGGTACTGTAGTAGCAACATTATTTAAATTTGTAATTCGCTTTATCCCATGGATTATACCGTATAGAACAATTTTACAGGTTGTTAGTATAATTCTTTTAGTAGTTGGTGTTTATCTCCATGGTGGTTATGGTGTAGAAATGTCATGGAGAGGTAGAGTCGCTGAGGCTGAAGAAAAGGTTCGTGTAGCTGAAGCTGCTGCTAAAGAAGCAAACTCTAAGATACAAACTAAAGTAGTTGATCGTGTTAAAGTTGTTAAAGATGTTCAAATTGTTATTCAGGAAAAAATTAAATTGATAGAACAGAAAGTTGATGCTGAATGTAAAATTGCTCCAGAAGCAATTGATTTGTTAAATCAAGCAGCGAGAAAACCAGAGGTTAAGAAATGAAACTTCTTGCGTTAATTCCTGCTATCTTATTAACTGGTTGCTTAGCCACACCAGTAAAACAAAAATTTCCAGAAGTTCCTAAAGAACTAATGGTCGCATGTCCTGACTTGAATGAGGTTCAACCTACAACAAAGTTGAGTGATGTGATTACTGTAGTAAGTAAAAATTATTCAGAGTACCATGAGTGCCGTATCAAAGTTGATATTTGGATCGAATGGTATACAACGCAACGAGACATTTTCAATAAATAAAAAGACATGGAAACTGAAAGAATCGCTAAATTGGAAGCTCAAGTAGAATCTATCAAAGAGGATATTGTTGAAGTGAAGAATGATATCAAAGAAGTTCACTCAAGAATAACAACATCCAATAGAGAAATCGTTGACAAGATTGACGATATGCAAACTCGCATCGAACATAAGATGAATGCCAATGCTGCAATCTCTCAGCAACAACATGAAGTTATTCGTAAAGATGTTGTTGAAGATATGGAAAAGATGGACAAACGTATCGGGTCACTGGAACAGTGGAAGTGGTATGTTATTGGTGGATCTGCAGTAATAGGTTATATGATTGCACATCTTGGAGACATTGTCAAGTTTCTGAAATAAATTTGCTTTTTATTATGATTAAGAGTAAAATTATTACTCTAGTGGAGTTATTATGTTATATATTGATGCGAAATTTGCAAGTATCTTAGGTGCACGTCTAAGAAACTTTAAAAAGAAAAACGATTATCTTTGGAATTATTCTTGTCCTGTCTGCGGAGACAGCTCTAAGAACAAACTAAAGGCACGTGGTTACATTTACCGCAAACAATCTGACTTATTTGTCAGGTGTCATAACTGTAACTACGGAACAAATCTCGGCAGTTTTATTAAATATGTCGATCCAACTTTATATGATGAATATGTTTTAGAACGCTATAAGTCTGGTGCTTCTAAACATAATGACCATAAAGACGTTTCTACGTTACTCCCCGAAGTTGATGCGATAGAGTTACTTGAGGACGACATCCTTGAAGGGTTGTCTCGTCTAGATACTCTAGATGTAACACACCCAGCAGTATCTTACTTGATTAAACGTAAGATTCCTAAAGACAAGTGGCACCTGTTATATTTTGCACCTAAGTTTAAGAAGTTCACTAACAGCGTTACTCCAAAATTTCAAGAGCCAATCGTTGATGAACACCCAAGGATGATTATCCCATACTTCACTCCAGCTGGTAAATGTTTTGCGTTTCAGGGTAGAGCTTACGGTGCAGAAGAACCTAAGTATTATACAATTAAGGTTGATGAGACGGAAGAAAAGATTTATGGTTTGGATCGTGTCGATTATTCAAAAAGGATTTATGTGGTCGAAGGACCGATTGACTCACTTTTCCTTGGAAATGGAATCGCCGTTTCAGGAGCAAGTTTTGACACCCCAATTATACGTTCTTTGTTGTCTAACGCAACCATCGTAATGGACAATGAACCTCGCAATAAAGATATTGTAAGACAACTTGCCAAATATATTGATTTAGGGTATAATGTATGTATATTCCCTGATTATGTTCAAGAAAAAGATATTAATGATATGATTTTATCTGGTAAAACTCAGGATGAAATTCTTGAATTGATAAATACAAACACCCATCAGGGAATTGAAGCGAAATTAAAATTTAGTTCATGGAAGAAGGTATGAAAGTAAAACTTATCAGTTATAGTAAACCCTCTCGTCAGATGTATGACGAAGGACTTGTGGATGCCCAGGAGTTAGTTGCGTTCTGTGCACGTGTTAGTAATCCAAGCAACCAGTTCAACACAGATACAGCAGATAAATTAATTAGGTATTTGATTAAAAACCAGCATTGGTCTCCACTAGAAATGGTCAGTGCATGTTTAGAAATCGAAACCACACGTGATATCGCAAGGCAGATATTACGTCATCGCTCTTTTTCATTTCAAGAATTTAGCCAACGATACGCAGATCCAACCAAAGATTTGGATTTCGTTATCAGAGAAGCACGTTTACAAGATACTAAAAATAGACAGAATAGTGTGGAACTAGATCCAACTATTGATGCCGATAGGCAATTAGCGTATCAGTGGGAAAACCTACAACGTGATTTAATCACTAAGGCTAAAGACGTTTATACATGGGCGATCGATAAAGGAATCGCAAAGGAGCAGGCAAGAGCAGTTCTTCCAGAAGGATTGACAGTTTCTCGTCTTTATATGAATGGAACACTTCGTAGTTGGATTCATTATATTGAATTACGTAGTTCCAATGGTACTCAAAAAGAACATATAGAAGTAGCAAGAGAATGTGCAAAAGTTATTGCTGAAGCATTTCCGATGTCTACTGATTTTATTAACCAATAAGAAATATAATAGGAATTTTTATGGAAGATATTGTGCATGGCATAAGGGTTGATTATTCACGTGATTCATTGTTCGATGAGTTAGGTAAAATAAGATTAAAAGAAAGTTACATGAAAGATGAAGAAGTTTCACCACAAGAAAGATTCGCATTCGTTAGCAGCAAATTTGGTAGCAATCCAGAACACGCACAAAGACTTTACGATTATTCCAGTAAGCACTGGCTTAGTTACTCAACACCTATTCTCTCATTCGGGAGAAGTAAAAGAGGACTGCCTATCTCATGCTTTCTTAACTACATTGAAGACACAGCGGAAGGACTAGTTGATAATCTTTCAGAAACTAATTGGCTTAGTATGCTTGGGGGTGGTGTTGGTATCGGCTTTGGTATTCGTTCAGCAGACGATAAATCTACTGGTGTCATGCCTCACCTCAAAATGTATGATGCCAGTTCTTTGGCATATCGTCAGGGTCGTACTCGCAGGGGTAGTTATGCTGCTTATCTCGACATTAGTCATCCAGATATTATTAACTTTTTAGAGATGCGTAAGCCGACAGGCGACCAAAACATGCGTACTCTAAACATGCACCATGGTATTAATATCCCTGATGCATTTATGAACATCATTGAACAATCAATGATTGACCCAGAGTTCGATGACTCATGGCAGTTAGTCGACCCAGCATCACATGAAGTTCGTGAAACTGTTTCTGCCAAAGAATTATGGCAACGTATTCTTGAGATGCGTATGATGACTGGCGAACCATATCTTCACTTCATTGATGAGTCAAATCGTAAACTACCACAATGGTTAAAGGACAAAGGATTGAAAGTTCATCAATCAAACCTTTGCTCTGAAATCATCTTACCAACAAACGAGAAGCGTACTGCTGTGTGTTGCTTGTCGTCACTAAACTTGGAGTACTATGACGACTGGAAATCGCATCCTACTTTCCTTTCTGATATTGCAGAAATGCTTGACAATGTTCTTCAGTATTTTATTGATAATGCACCTTCCGCAATCAAACGAGCGAAATATTCCGCCATGCGAGAGAGAAGCATCGGCATTGGTGCGTTGGGTTGGCATGCCTACCTGCAAAGAAATAACCTACCGTGGGAATCATCACTAGCAGTTGGTAAGAACAAACAAATCTTTAAAACAATTAGAGAGAAATTAGATGCTGCAAACAAAAAACTTGGTGCCGAAAGAGGTGAAGCTCCTGATGCGGTTGGTACTGGGAATCGCTTTAGTCATCTTATGGCTATCGCTCCCAATGCTTCTTCTTCCATTCTCATGGGGAATACTTCTCCTTCTATTGAACCTTATCGTGCCAATGCTTATCGCCAGGACACTCTATCGGGTTCTCACCTAAATAAAAACCGATATCTGGATAAGGTTATTGAGGCACACTTGGCTGATGAGAGTGGTGCAGTTAATACTGATGATTATAATGAAATCTGGTCTAACATTATCGCCAATGATGGTAGCGTTCAGCACTTGACTTGGATGGATGATTGGACAAAGGATGTATTTAAAACATCAATGGAAATTGACCAGCGTTGGGTTGTTCAACATGCTGCTGATCGTCAAGAATACATTGATCAGGCTCAATCGTTAAACGTATTCTTTAGACCAGACAGTCATATCAAATACATTCATGCTGTGCATTTTCAAGCATGGAAACAAGGTTTAAAAACAATGTATTACTGCCGTTCTGATAAGATCGCTAAGGCTGATAAAGTAGCCAAGCGTATCGAACGTGAAGTAATTAAAGAAATCAACTTGCACGATCTTGCCGAAGGCAATGAGTGCTTAGCATGCGAGGGATAAGATGGTAAAGAAAACAACAACAAGAATGACGGATGAGAGAACATACTTTAAGCCGTTCAACTACCCATGGGCATATGATGCGTGGTTAAAGCATGAGCAAGCCCATTGGTTACACACAGAAGTTCCAATGATGGAAGATGTAAAGGATTGGAAAAAGAAATTAACTAAAGAAGAAAAACAATTCTTAACTAATATTTTCCGTTTCTTCACACAGGGTGACATTGACGTGGCTGGTGGTTACGTTAAGAACTATCTTCCATATTTTCCACAACCAGAAGTTCGTATGATGTTGATGGGATTTGCGGCACGTGAAGCATTACACATTGCTGCTTACTCACACCTGATTGAAACATTGGGTATGCCAGAATCAACTTATAATGAATTTCTAGAATATCAAGAAATGCGAGATAAGCACGATTATGTTACCGAACTCTCTTCGAAAAATGGTACGCTCGAGTCTACAGCAACGCACATCGCTGTATTCTCTGCTTTCACCGAAGGTATGCAGTTGTTTAGTTCTTTTATTATGCTTCTTAATTTTCCTCGTCATGGTCTGATGAAGGGAATGGGTCAGATTGTTACATGGTCTATCGTTGATGAAACCATGCATGCTGAAAATATGATTAAGTTGTTTAAAGAATACATCAAAGAAAATCCAGAAATCTGGAACGATTCTTTGAAGAGTAAAATCTATTCTATCGCAGAAAAGATGGTAGAACTTGAAGATAAATTCATTGACCTTTGCTACGCCAAAGGTGAGATGAGAGATCTTAAATCAGAAGATGTTAAACAATACATTCGCTACATTGCTGATCGTCGTTTAATTTCTCTTGGTATGAAAGGTATCTTCAAAGTTAAGAAGAATCCACTACCATGGGTTGAGGAAATGATTAATGCCCCAGTACACGGTAACTTCTTTGAGAATCGTGTTACAGATTACGCTAAGGGTGCGTTGTCTGGTAGCTGGGATGACGTATGGGGTAAAGCAGCATGACAACTAAAGTATTTGAATGC